GGAAGAACTCCGTGACGGACTTCTTGTCGGTGATGTCGAGGGCGATGTATTGCGGGTGCGTGCTGCGCCCCTTGTAGTCAACGCTATGGATGTGGTTCCGGCGATTGAGGTTGTTCGGGAAGACGCAGTGCCGCTTCTTGTCCAGGGCGTTTGCGTGGATGCTTCTTGTGGGTTCATCAACAGAGATGTAGTTCCCGCCGAAATACCGTCCGCCAGCGACAAAGAAGTTGTTGGTGACGACATCCCCGCCGCCAGGGATATGCTCCGGCGGAGTGAATGGCGTGACCGGCTCCTCGGGCGGAGGATCGTCCTCCTCCTCTTCCTCTGGTGGCGTCTCTTCCTGCGCTCCGAACGTCTGCGGCTTCGGCAGGTTCAGATTGGGGAAGTTGTATTTGGCGGTGTCGGGCGTGATCAGCCGCATGGACGGCCGCGTGTAGTCCAGGGTCACTGGCCCCCGATGCACAATCGGCGCGCGGCACTGGCCCAAGAGGTTTTGGACTGTGCTTGCCAGGGCCGGGGGCATGCCTGACAGGAAGAGCGATTCGCCCAGCAGGGGTGCTTGTCGGGTGAACATGGCTCATCCCCCCTTATCGTTGACGCCGTAGATGTCCAGGTTGTGCAGGGCTACTGGACCGGCCGCGTCCTGCTTGCCAGAAAGCGCTATGGAGACATGGCGGTCACTGCCGAGCATGTCGTCCAGGGCCCTACCGGCGAACAGCGCCCGCGCGACACCGTGTGCCTCCGTGTCCTGCATCGCGTTGGACTGCATGTTGAGGACGGCGGCCGGAACTTCGTCGGAATGGACAAAGCCGGTTCCCCGATCCCTCCGCACGACGTTGCTGCGAGGGTAGCGGGCGTTGTTGTAGAAGGCCTTGAGGTTCAGGTTGCACTGCTGGGCAGTGGGCTGGTATGTGACCGAACACTGCCGGTTCTGAACTTCACCTGCACGCTTGTCCTGCGTGTCGGTGGTGTACTCGAAGCAGCCGGACTTGAAGCACCAGTACACCGGCACTTCGCCGGTCGTAACCGTATAGGTGGCCGTCGCCTGCGATCCGCCCGCCGCAGGTGCCGCTATTGTCAGGCTGCCGTTCGTGTACTTTGCGCCGGGGTTCTTGATCACGATGCCCGTGATGGAGCCATCGGTGTCGATAGCGCACTCGAACTCGGCTCCGTTTCCGCCGCTGGCCGTAATGACCGGCGGCTGCCGATAGCCACGCCCACGATTCGTGATGGTGACGGTGGCTATCGCGCCCTCGGCCAGGTCGGTCAGCCCGGCATTGAGTTGCCGCAGGTGGCCGCCGCTGGTGCCGAAAACGAGCCGCACTCCGCCGTCGTTCGTGCGGACCTCGGAGGCGGCCGTGAGTTCCGTCGGGTACCTCTCCTCCCACCAGGTTTTGAAGTCGAACGAATAGACCAACTGGCGGGTCGGGAACTTGGTGGATCCGTCGCCCTTGACGGCGATTCCCACCCGCAGCACGCCCATTCGCTTGTCGGCCCGGACATAGAACCACTTGCGTAGCGAAGGGTCGATCTTGTTGACCCAGTAATCGAAGATCCCCAGGGACAAGTCCTCGACGTTGCCCTGCGGATCCAGGGAGTACACCCCCTGATCGTCCATGGCGTAGATTTTGCCGTCGTAGATGTCCCAGCAGCGTTGGTTGTAGCAGCCCCTATAGGCCAGCATGTACGTTGCGAGGTCTGCGAGGGGCTGGGCGACGTACGTTAGGCGGTGGCAGTGCCTCGATTGGGCTACGATCAGGGCCCCTGCGTACGGGATGAGTGCCGTGATGTAGTCCGTATCACGAAGATTGGTCTGCAGGATGATCTCGTTGACATCCGGCATGGACTCGGGCTCGTCTGCCTCGCTGAATCGCAGGGCATTGGGCTGCACGCCGGAGGTGTCCACGCCCATCCAGAGTCGATCTTGGAACATCACGCCCACGGCCATGTTGTTTGGCGGCACGCCGAAGCGGTTGGCATTGAGTTCACCGTTCGGCATCAGGATCGGCATCGCCTGGAAGCCGGTCCGGTCGGGGTCGATCAACTCCCAGTCCGTGATGCTGTCGGTGGTGGAGCCGAAGGCCCCTGGGCCGCCGATCTTCGCCACCCGGAACAGCGTGGTGGCCTGGTTGGCCGACGTTCTCCACAACTCGACGTTGCGGCCCGGGCTGGCGGTGTATGCCCAAGTGATGTGCTGAGTTCCGTCGCCGCAATCCACCTCAGTAACCGGAGACAGGCTGGAATACAGTGGCCCGCCCTCCGCCTCAGGCACCGAGTCGTTGACGTAGCGGTAGTAGCACTGGTATTTGCCGCGAAGGTGGGCGCGGACGACTGCCCTGGCCTTGCCGCCGCCAACATTACTGATGAGTTCGGTGGCACTAGGCGGCCACAGGAACCTCTCGTCCCTGAGGGTCCCGCTGGGGTCGATGGCCGTGACCGCTCCGGCAGCGGATACGCTGGTCTCTACCTCGGTCCCGCTGTCCGCTGGTGCGCCAGAGTAGGCCACATAACGGACCGTCGGGGGCCGCAGGTACATCGTGCCCGCGTTGGAGATAGTGTAGGACGCTATGGGCCGCGACCTGTTCCTGCTGGCGGCCGACAACTGCTGCAGTGTCTTTGGCGTCTTCTTGTGTTCCCGGCCATAGCCCTTCAGAACAAGCGGGCAGATCAGTTCAGAGGACGCGCAGTTCGGGCCTCCCGTAAGCCGAGACCGCGTGAAGGCTACGGTGACAGTGACCTCGTCCGTTGGCGAATACCCAGTCCCGAAGTCATGCACGCCTATGCCGTTGTCAGATGTGATCGCACTGACTTGTGCCTGGTCGCAGCAGGGCGGGTCTCCGGCGGCACCTGCGGCCACTAGCCCCAGCAGTTCGAGCCGCACCTTGGCCCCGGTCCCGGTCCCTCCCTGGGCGTTTGCGACCCAGCAGGTGAACCCGTCGGTCGTGACCTGCGACATCGGGCTGCTGGATGCGGTGCAGAGGTAGCCAGCCGCGTTGTTGATCACCTCCAGGGCCGAGTCCGGCGGCTGACTGACGATCTCCCAGTAGACGATCCCGGCCGCAGGGTTCCCCCCAGGCCCGCCAGACTGAAGGTTGACGCTGAAGTTGAGCCCCGAGCCCACGGCCCCGCTGTCGTTCAGTGTCACGCTGGGGGTCTCGGAATACCCCTTGCCGTGAGCAGTCATGTCGATTGACCGCAGGCTGCCGTCCTGCAGGCGGGTTGTCGCGGTGGCGGCGGTCGCCGGGGCGGCACCGTTCGGCGTGATGACCACGGCAGGCGGCCGGTTGTAGCCCGAGCCGATGTCGTCGATGTCGATGCGGGCGACGTAATAGCGAACCGTGCCGCTGGCCGCTATGGTTGGGGCTACGGTGGGGGCATCTACGCCCACCTCTCTCCAGGTGTTGAGGCTCGGGCTGTAGACCATGCCACGGTTGCCGTAGCCCTGGTAGACGTACACCTCTCCCCTGCGCCCCTGGGAGAAGGTCACGGAGTGGTCGCCGCTGAATGGCATCAGGTCACCGTCGGGCTGGTGAACTTGACGATGTTTCCAGCGTCATTGAAGCCAAAGATGCTGTCCGACTGTCCGCTGCCAACGCTGTATCCCCAGAGTTCGAGCAGCCTGCCGCCCATGCCTCCAGAACCGGCCGCTACCTTGTTGCCCACAATGGAAGTCGGAGCGTTCGACCCGTCGAGAATCGAGCCGCCGTTGAGGTTGATAGGCCCGGAAAGAAAAATCGTTACGCCGCCAGGGCTGATGTCCCCAGCGACCAGGGTGTAGGTAAACAGCAGCGTGTTTGTCCCGGAGCCGGACGAGTAGGGCGCCGACCGGGCTACCCCATTGACGGTAATGGTGAACAGCGGAGTGCCGGTGACGATGGAGACCTGGCTCATGGTGAGGCGAACAGTCACGACTGTGCCCGCAGTCAGGCTGGCCGCCTGCACGCCCGCAACCTCTACGTCTCCCATGCCGCCCCGCACCGTGAGTTGGCCTGGGATAAGGCTCTGGGCATTGATCTGCTCGACGGCACCTCCGGCCGGGAGGATGTAGGGGCTCGCGGCCGTCACGATGCCAGACCACTTGGAGATGCGGATCACGGGTTGGGGCCTCCCTGATCGACGCCGGGCCGCAGGTACCAGAACGAGAAGTAGCCGCCCGTAGTGAGCCTCCGGCCAGAGATCGGTGCCACGGTGTCCTGCTCGAAGGCCAGCCGCAGGTCTCTGGCGTGAATGGCCATGGACCCGTCGATGTTCTTGCCCAGCAGGCGGGCGACCCACGCCTCCGCGCCGGATAGCAGGGCGGTGTACATGGTGGGGGCTATGTCCAGCAGGTCCGTCACGATGTACTTGCTGCCGGAGTAGGCCGTAGACACTTCTGGCGAATGGATGGTCATCGACGTTGCCGAGCCCACGGCGGTAATGAAGCCCTCGGTCAGGTAGGGGCGCATTCCAGCCAGGCCCTCCGGGTGGTACACGGCATCTCCTGATACTCGCAGCACGGCACCCGACATGGTGGCGTTGAACGAGGTGCCGGTGCCAGCGACATTGAAGTACGTCCCTGGCAGGGGATTGGTGGGCGAGTAAGCGGAGAGGGTCACCGTCCCAGCCCGGCTGCTCGGCTCCCATCCGGTCAGCCGCAAGTCCCTTGGCCTCCGCCTGTATGTCAGGGTTACGTTCTCGTTGTAGCGGTAGCCGTTGTAGAGTTTGAGATCGTAGTAGCCCTCCTTCTCGGGCGAGGGCAGCACGGTCCAGGCAAGCCGCACAAGTTGCTGGAACGGGGAGGTCTCGATCCGCGACCAGTCCGACTGCGAGACATACTCCGCCACGATACGCAACTGCGGGATATAGACGGCATCGACGCTCGTCACGCCCCACGGCAGCCGAACCGTCTTGATCAGGTCCGTCGAGACGAGCGGGACCTGCTGCATCGTGTGGTACCACTTCCAATCGCGGACGTTGATCAGGTCCCGATAGGCGTGGAACAATCCCTGCCGAAGAACGCGATGCTCTTGGTCTTGCGCACCGCCCCCCGTGGTGGAAAGCAGGTATTCGATGGCGTCGTAGGCGGTGTACATCTGCCCCTGCCCGGCCTATTGTGGAACGCTTTGTCCGCTACGGCCGCACGAACAACGCCTCGATACCCGCCTTGATGTCCGGGCCAAGTTTCTCCAGCAGCCGGGCCTCGGCCTCTGCCTGCGTGTAGTCGCCAGCCGCGTCGTACTCGTCGCCCTCCCAGAGCGTCACCGTCGCGGGGACATGGCTGATGCGGGCCTCGCACTTCCTCGCCCACGCACTGTCGATGAGCATGACGTTGACGGCTGAAATCTCCAGCGGAGGCCGATTCAGAATCGTCCCGTCAGGCATGGTGACCGGCGGCGGCTGGATGGTTACTGGCTGCGGGAGTTGCATTAGACGATCCCCAAGATGCTAGAACCGTTGACGCCCTTTTCGTAGACGATGGTGGGCGCTGCTCCGTTGAGCATTACGTTGTCACCGTCTTTGAGTTGCGCCCGCGCCGATGCGATGTCGAATGTTATCTCGCCAGAGCCACTTCCATTGAATGTCGCATATTCTGCATACGAACCGCCGTAAGGTCCGCCGCGAAAGTGCGCGCTGCCAACGACCCAAGGGTTGAGAGCCGGATGGGTGCCGCCGTCGAACGTCCCCCACACATAAGAGGCCGTATACGACGCGCTCCCCGAGACAGTGCCGCGACCGTGAATACAACTCGTCATGGTCAGGTTTCCGGTTACATCGCCAAGCAAATTGAAGTTATTGCTGGCTACCAGATTCCCATTCACTACCGCCTTCGGCTGTCCGGTGTCGTAGGAACCGACCCCGCCGCCGCTGACGTTCCATGTCGGCGTTCCGCCGCTGAACGTCCAACTGCTGGAGTCCTGCATGAAAAAGACAGCAGTGAAGTTGAACGTCACGGGAGTTGGCGACGAGAACGTGATTGTCCCAGACACGTTCTTGGTAGGCGGTTCAGACAGAGCCGTGTAAGCGGACCCCGTGAACGTGGCGTTTCCGCCAATATACCCAGTAGAACCGTCATTAGTCGCCAAGCCATTGAACGTGGCGTTGCCGTTTACCGTGCCTGGAAAGCCATCTGGCGACCCGTTTGTGGCGCTGCCATTGAACGTGGCGTTTCCGGTGACTATGCCGCGATTGGCGGTGACACCGTTGAAGACCGCGTTCCCGGTAATGGTACCGGCGTTGTTTACGCCTCCATAACTAGGCGATGAATCGCTGAACGTCGCAACGCCAGTGACTGTCAGTGCGCCATACAGTTGAAGCGATCCCGAGCCGGTCATCGTGAAATTGACCACCGTGCGCGAGTCGGCGTTGATGGACACAGTTGCGACCACACTGTCCGACGAGCCAGGAAGGCTAGTGGCCGGAACAGTACAGGCTTCGTTCGCCCACCAGTTGCCAAGAGTGGCCCACTCAAAGTCTCCGGCGGCGTTGTTGTAATACAGAGTTGCCATGCGTCACCTCGTTCAGTAACCGGGGACCATCGCTACCACATCCCATCTATCACGCCCCGCGTGATACGTCGCAGCGAGGATGTCCATCGCATTCGCGGCCGTGCTGAACGGCAGCGGGCTGGTGGCCGACGAGGGGATGACGAACTTGTTGCCCAGCGTGATCGTCCGGCTGCCGGTGGCGTCCTGCCGGATGCGCCAGCGGATGGTCTGGCCGTTCACGCCGTTCGTCGGGTTGCCCAGCGTGACGTTTCCGGTGAGGGTCAGGTCGAAGATGTCGCCGGAGGCTGCGTTCGTCGTGACGGTGGCCGCGTAGGTCAGGGTGTTCACGGCCACGGCATTGTCCACGGCCGGGTTGTACGGAATGTCCGCCCACCGGCTCCCGGTGCCGAGTTTCTCCTTGCCGGTGTCGGTCTCGACGCCGAGATCACCGCGAGCGAGGTAGGGGTTCTGGGCCGACCACTGGGCTGCGGTCTTGGACCAGATGACGGGCGAGAGTGAACGGTCGAGCGACATGCTATGGCTCCTTGCTCCGCTGTGTTTATGTCCCGGAAATGCCGCCCGGGGTCACTTTTTCTTCTTCCACCGTGGCAAATGCTTCTCCTTGACCTTGGCCACGGCATCGGACATGGAGAGTTTCGGGTTCTTGGCGATCTCCTTGCGGGCGAGTTCCTTGGCGATGCGGGGATTCAGGTCAACTCGCCCCGGATCTTGTGCAGACGCCTCTATGTTCACGATGCCCTGCACGGATAGGTTTCGTACCTTGGCCACCTTTTTGATGTCGTCCACGGAATCGACCCACGCCATCGGGTCGCAGTGGCCCCGCTTGTCCGCCAGGCCGCTCAGATAGAACTTTCCGGCTGGATTGATTCCTGCGGCCCTCGCCTCTCGCACGATCCGGGCGGCCTGCTTCTTCGGGAGCGAGTCCAGCCAGTTGCCGCTGTACCGCCCCTCCATGAACGACCTGTCTGCGGCCTTGGTGCCGGGGGCCTGCTGCATGCTGCACATGACAGCGAACCGCTCCGACTGGCCGTCCGCGATCATCTTGCGGTAGTGCTGCTGGACCTCTGGCGATGCGTCCCGGATCTCGAAGGGAAGGTCGCTCACGGCTGCAACTCCTGCGGAACCTGAGGCGGAGGCTCTTCTGGGGGCGGTGCCCCGCCGCCGCCCTCTCCCGGAGGTAGCGGCTCACTGCCTGGAGGAGAGGCGGGAGCCCCGGGAGGCTGCGGCGCGGGCGGCGGCGGGGGCGGAGGTAGCAGGTACTTGGCCGGGTCAATGTCCAGGGACTTGGCCCAGTCGGTGATCAGGGCATTGAAGGGGTCCACGATGCCCTGGGGGATCAGGCCTTGCAGCACGGGGCCGAGGGTCTGGAGCGCCATCTGCATCTGCTCGACGCGAGATGCCTTGTTGGGCTTGCGGGCCGACCCGGCCTCCACCCTGTACTCGTACTCCCGTGCAACCTGGTGAATGTCGAGGCTCTGAACGTGCATCTCCCACGCTTGGGCCCCGAGCGGACCCAGAACGGGGGCAACATCCTCTGGCCGCAGCAGCCATCGGGCCGCCAGGGCCTCCTTGCGGGCCAGTTCGCTCATGGCGTCTTCCAGGACATTGGCCATGTCGTCTGGTCGAACGCTGATCTGCTCGCTCTTGACCTGCGCTTCTGCTGCCGACCGGAACTGCGACCTGGTCATGCCGTATACGAGTTCCGTCAGGCCGACCCGCCTGTCGAACATCTCCGCTACGGCCGAAATGATGTTCCAGATGTCGGGCGTGACCTGCGGAAGTTGGAATACGGAGATGACATCGTTGACCGAGCGGCCCAAAGTCTCTGAAAGTTCGACTAGGTTGAAGCCGTTTTCGGACTGGGCGTTGATCTGGTCCTTGATGTCCTGATCGGCGGCCTTCGAGACGCCGATCAGGGTGTTGCAACTGGTGGCGATGCGGGTGGCCAGGAACGACATCGCCCAATTCAAGAACTTCAATTCCGCCACACCCGGCTTCAAGTGACTGATCGGCCAGGAATAGCCGGGCTTGCGGTGGAACTGCAGAGGCGTGAAGGGCCAGCCGTTGTGGTCGGCGTAGAAGGGGATCGGCCACCGTGTCCGCATGAAGATCTGCCCGGGAGAGCCGTCCTGCGGCTGCTCCTCCATGGCGACCTGCTTGGGGACATTCAGCGGAAAGTCCACTCCCTCGCACACCACGATGTAGCAGTTGTCGCCCAGGTCCTGGAAAAGGTCGGCGTTGTCCTTGGGGGCGTCCTTCAGGGTGTGGCCGAAGCCAGTCTTGCTGTAGATCTTCCAGTACACGCACAGATCGTTGGTCTTGCCGTTGCGCTTCTTGGTGCGGTAGTCGCGCTCCTCTTCCTTGGAGCGGGCAACGTAACTTTCGAGGTGCCCCTTGAGGTCCTCGCGCTGCAGGCCGTACTTCTTGGCGACTACGTCCACGGGGTGGATGCAGCGACGGGCCGCCCACAGGATGTCCTCCTGCTCGTCCGCGTCCGGGTCCCAGAGGATGTTGTCGCAGGAGTCCATGAAGGACCCGACCATCGAGGCGTCCGTCTCCGGGATCGTGATGAGTTCGGTCCACCACACGCCGAGCCCCTTGATGATGGCCTCGTCCACGACCTTGCGAGAGTTTTCCTTGAGGTTCAACTCGTTCGGGGTGTAGTTCAGGTATGTCTCCAGCAGGTTGCTGACGGTTCGGCGGATCTGCTCGATAAATCCGACCTGCCGAGACACCTGAATGAACTGCTCGATCATCGGATTGGGCATGGGCTGGCCGGTCGCCGGGTCCATGGGCGGCGGCTGGTCCATGTCGATGCCGACGGCCACCGGGGGCACGACCGG